TAGGCCAAAGTCCATGTAGCATAATATCCAACAGGAACTTTAAATACTGTTGTCTTGGCTGCTTGTGTAAGTACTGTTCCTACTGATACTGGTCGCATCTTGTTTCACCTTCTTTGGTTTTGGTTCTAGGAGGATTTCTGAGTATTCTGAATGTTTACGCATGTCGACGATAGTTTGTTCATCTGTCCACTCATAAACACAACCTGTGTGATTACATTTAAATTTAGCCATATTGCCTTTCTTATGCGTTTGTATAAAACACATGAAAAAGGCCCCTCCGAAGAGGAGCCCTTTATCGTTTACGCTGGAACAGCAAGCGCAACAGCAGAGCCGTCACGCAGTTCTTTAACGCCGTACAGAGTGTCAGCAGTGAACAGAGTACCGAGGTATTCCTGTTTATACTGAGTTTGTGAACGAACACCCATTTGCTCAACAAACACTGCGAAGTCTTTATGACCCAGCAAAGCAACACGAGCAGCAGTTGTACCACTGGTTGTGTCAGCGTTGTTGGTGACGAACACAGGGATACCGTACACGTTACCGATTTCACCGTTACGGATGGTGTTTGCACCACCAACTTCACCAACGAAGGCTTGTTCAGTGAAACGAGCAATACCCATCAGAGTGTTGCGGCTTGAAGGAGGAACCAGCAAGAAGCGACCGTCCATAGGAACGTCATTGTCATCCAAACGCTGGATAGACCGGCGAATAGCAGCATCAGTCAGAGCACCCAGACCAGTGTTTGCACCAGCGACATAGGCGGTAGTGCCATCTGCACCGGAGAAAGCACCAGAATAAGCAGCTGTACCGCCGCCGCCTTGAACACCGCGACCAACTTGAATCAACGAAGTGTCCACTTGACGGGCAAGGGCATAACCTGCATCTTCAGTGTAGAAGTTGCGGAGCGAGGCCAAAGCCTGTGCTTCAACAATATCTTCAATCAAACGTGAGTATTCATAATGCTGGTCGATGGTGACAACAACCTCAGAAGCCGTACCTGCAACCAATGTTACTTGGGTGGAGGCTGCTTTAACCGAAGCACTGCCGCGAACAGGAGCAGGAATGTGAACGGTGTCACCTTTCTTACCCTTGAAGCTCATTTTCTTAACGAGGTTTGCCAGTACAAGGTTTTTCTTGTATGTGGCGATGATTTCATCACTCCAGATTTCCAAAACAGCCTTTAAGCCGTTCCGACTATAGCATCACAAAAGAGAAATAATTCTTTCTTGCGCTTTCTCACTTAGTCTGTGCGGGTCACGCTTCATTAGTTTCAGCTCCTCTCGAACAGCTAATAACACTTCCTGTGTTAGCTTAGTTCCTTTAAGATTTGTCTCCATCCAGAGACATAATCGAGCTTGTTCCCTTTTCAGGATCAGGTGATTTACAACATTTCGTAATAGAGGACACGCTTGTTTATAACCAGACACCGCCCATGTGGTGGAATCTTGCCATTTATCGTTTCCGCTTTCCCTGCTTGAAAGATGACCACCAAAGTTTAATTGGTTCATCTCAAGAAGAAACAAAGCTGAGTTAGCCATGCCTATTCTTAAACGGGGTTGAACATAGAACTGTTCATTTACTTTTGTTGTGGCGAGGTCAATACAACCCTCACCGTCAATCAAACCTGCTAAATACTTCCAACTTACTCGCTTCATAATACCTCCTAGTATTGAATTGCGGATTGGTAATTTCGTGTTCCCTCTGATTAGCAGTGGTTAACTGCCTTCCAGTTATTTAGAGAAAGTTTTATATCCCCAAAATTAGATAGGGATGAATGTTGCACCAGTTGTGGTGGTGATGTGATTTGTACCTAAAGCCATTTTTAAATTTCCTTTAGCGCATTAGCGCGATTATTTTACTCGTCCCTCTGCATAAGCCTGACGAATTTCAGGCTCAAGCGCTTCATATCGAGACGGGTCTGTCATTCTAAGCCGGATAAGGTCGGCACGACGATAAACTTTCCTTGCAGACTCACCAGTTCCGCTAGTATCAACCATTGCAGCTTTCATGTTCTGCTTAAGAACCTCAGCCCCATCGGAGCGTGCTTGCGTTGTTTTAACACCACGAATCTGTTTGTATGTGGAAATCAATTCGTCAGCAGCACCAAAATCAAACTGAGCGTCTGCCTGAGCATACATATTCAGTCGATAAGGACTACCTTTAACCCACTCAAGAAACTCCCCATCTCGTACCACTTCTGCAAAATCAGGGTGCTTCTTTTGGATAGCTGTCTGAGTTTGCATTTGTTTAAACTGTTGTGCAGCCTGTTTAGCGGCTAGAACATCTGGGTGTTTATCTACTGCGTTACGAACTGCTGCCTTTGGGTCTTCAAAGAAGTCAATCTCGTTTTCTGTCTGAGCAGGCTCTGTTGGTTTATAGAGTTGTTGTTTGAGTAGTTCATCTGCGAGTTTTCTAACTTCACCAACCTCTTGTGCCTGCCGTCCAATAAGCTTCTCAGCCTCTTGGTGCATGGTTACAATGTCTTCAAGGCTTTTTCCTTCATACTTAGAAGGAACCTTTGGGCGTTCGGGTGGAGCCTCTGGAGTAGAAGGCGATAAGCTTGCCTTACCCTCCATCTTCTCTACTGCATCAAATTCACTATCATTCACTTCTTCATCAAATATTGCCATGCCGTCCTTTCATCCTGCCCGTAAGGGTTTTAGGATATTTAAAAATGAACTCAGAAAGGATACTCTTACGAGTCTCTCTTTTGTTCTTGTTTGAGCCTTTCAGCTCGTGTCTTAACCCACTTATCTGCGGCTCCGGGGAAAGCACCTGTAATGCCCTCCAACGAAATCCTTGGGGTGGATATCATTCTGACAGCCTCTTCGCCACATTCTTTACAGGAAGTGGTTCTAAAGGAGTCATCTATCAAACGCTCCGTTACATGCTCAGCAGCACATACGAATTCAAACATGCGCCTCATTCGGAGACCTCTTGTAAGCTTTCGTAGGCTGTTTCACACGCTTCTTTGCGGGTTAAAAGCAGGTTAAGAATGTCGAGCTGTCCTTGTCGATTAAATAAGGATTGTGAATCTAGGACAGTTGACAGTTCATTAACCGTGTTTTTAATTTGTTGTAAATCCTCCATCAACAACGTCCAGCCTTTGGAGGACATCATTGAGAAGGATTCTTCGTAATATGTTTGCAGATCAGGAGCCAAGGCTTTATCCTTTTGTTGTTTAATTGCCACTATTGTAGCATAAAAGCCACAGTTTGTCAAGAAGCTGCTTGTTTATTTCCCATTTGTAGCATAGTGATCCGTTCATTTCTTAAACTATCGTTCTCTTTGATGTTCAAATCACGCTCTTTAAGCATAAGTTCTGTCATCCGAGCACGCCGTTCAAAGTCTTTGCTCTCGTTGTTGTCATCCAGATTGGTAGAAAGCGCTGCGGTAAGCTTAGCCTGTGCCAACTGAGGAGCCAACTGAGTATCCACCTGAACCTGCTGAGCCTCAGCCATGCTCTTCTGAGCCTTCGCTTGAAGATCTGCTGTCTGAGCACCAACTAGCTGCATTTGAGCCTGCTGAGCCTGCTGTGCGGCCTCTTGTTGCTGTTTCTGCTGCGCTGGGTCTGGTTGACTCATCTTATCGAGAGCAGTCATAATCTCACCCCGATTACTCAAGGAGCTATTTGACAGAATACCTTTCAAAAGGATAGGCAACACTGGTGTGTTAGGGCCAAGAGTTTGCAACAAACCAATCATTTGCTGCTGTTCAAACTCACGAGCCAAGATTCCCAAGGTTGCCGTAGGAATGAAGGTTACATCCACTGAAGGGTAACGCTCAGGGTCAAACTGCATGAAGCGATAGGCAGCTTTGTAGATAAACGGAATCATGAAATCTTCTTGGAAGTTCACAAGGGTGCGTTTATACTTCTTGATGATGCCTGCCATAGCCATCGACATGCCCTGACCTCCTGCGTCACGCTGTGCTGCTGAAGGAAGGCCTGCGGAGTCCACAGTTCCTGTAGCTTGCAAGAGCATGCGCTCAAAGTTCTGAGCAGCTGCTGGAGCATCCACGTTGGTTTGACCGAAGTGGAACGGAAAGATGATTTCCGATGGGGCTCCGTTGGTTAGGATGGCCTTGCCCGGCTTCACCTCAAACTTAGCGCCTCGTGGAAGCCTTGTAGCGTCCATGGCAATCATAGGGGCTGTTGTGAGGGCTAGGGAGTCCATATGAGCACGCAGCTGACCGTCAATGGCCTTCTGCATGTTGTATGCCTTCTCAACCGTTCCACGGCCATAGAAGCGGCCCGGAACCGTGTCATCTTGATAAGCAATAACTGGCCGATCTTTCATCATGTAAGGGCTTTCTTCAGCCTTCAACAAGATGGAGCCATTGGCAATAACTACAATTGCTTCAACCATGTTGCTATAGTCGTCAGCAAGGCTATCTTCAGGAAACAGTTCTACATCCATTTCACCTTCTGTCTCATTAAGAGAAAGCAGATAGTCTTTAGGGACTAGGCCATAGTAAGTTAGTAGCTTAACCTTATCATCTTCAAAGGTGCGAACCTCCTGAGTTGGCTCAAGGGAGTTATCGGTAGAAGACATACCAATATCAACCTTCTTATAAATACCCTTCTCCATACTTTCCACAACTTTATGGATGGAGACATATTTCTCAATAGCGCAACCCATTGCTTCATCAATGGAATCAGCATTAGGGTCGATAAGGAAGTTCTTTGGATTAACAGGCTTAATCTTCACATAGAAGCGTTCGCTTTGCTGTACACCGATGGCAGCAACGCCCGGAGCACTTGGCATGGCTTGAGTTGCTGGTTTGAACTCAGCAGCGGAGCCAATAATAATCTCACCAATGCCTGTACCATAGATTTCAGCCATCAACTCGATGTGGTCAATGCTTTTCTTAATCTTGTCCCGTTTGAAGTCTTCCATCATCATTTGTTTGATGGCTTCAACGTCCATTGGGTTGCCATCTATGTCTTTGATGTCATCCTTGATGTCAAAGAATTCCCCTTGACCAAAGATGGCTTCAATGATTTCTGCATGGCGGGTTTCCACTGCCTGCTGAGTTGCAGGAGAGATGATGCGGCTACGCTCACTTTCACGTGTTTTGTCTTCGGAGGCCCATTGGCCACGGAAGATACGTTCATATTCCTCCCAAAGGGCCATATAGTTGGTATCGCGGTAGTCGCGCCAGCGTTCAGTGTGGTCAATCACCCATGAAGAGAGTTCTTTCTCTTCTGGTGTGTTTTCTTCCCACTCAATTTGTTTTTCTGTAGCCATAGAATTCCTTAATCCTCTGTTGAATCTTTAAGTAGATCAATTTCTTCTAAATCCATACCACTGTCAGAAACAGTTTTAGCCAGCTTCAAAGCAGCCTCTTTAACATCGTCAATAGGGCCTCCCATTTCCTGTTCATTGCAGGTTCGTGTAGGGGAGCAAGTGATGTGTAGAAGGGTGCAAAAAGCTACTGGACGGCTTTCAATATTTGCCCACTTGGGAGACAACGGAAGTTCGGAAGCTTTAAGCTTCATGGCGGGGCCATTAACAATACATTCCTCTATGTCAGAGGTGTTCATATAATGTTCACAGTTGGCACACAAGCGACCACGGGCATCACCTTCTGTGGTTTTCCATCGTTTAGCCTTGTCTTGCCAGAAAACTTCATTAGGCTGGCGAGGATCAGCAGGGCCAAGGCCATAATCTTTAATAGCTGCTAGATGGTTTTTAACGTTTAGTTTGTTGTTTTGTAGAGGGAGAGGACAATTATCCATTAGAATCCTATTGTTACATCAAGAACGTCATACTCGTCGTCCTCGTAATCTTGTTGATAATTACTAATAGCAAGTTGGTCAATATAAGACAAGGCATCTACCAAGTCATCATGCACACCTGCGGTTGGAAACATCACTAGCTGGTCTTGGAATTCTTTCCAATCCTCATCCTCGTTAAAGGAGATACGGCCATGTTCCATACGGCCCTGCAAAGACCAAACAACCCTATCTGTTTTCTTCTTGTTTCCATGCGTGAGGTCTTGTATGTGCGTATACACATTATTCTTCCTCATCAGGTCTGTCAGGTAGGGCAGCACGGCGTTCTTCAGAGCACCTCGTTCAATACCCGTAGCAACAGGTTTAAACTCTCTGATGGCCTTTAAAATCTTCACAGCTGTCTGCATAATGTCCCAGCGCCCATGGTCGATTCGTTCAACCCACCAATCTCCATTGTCTCCAACCTTCACAATGGCAATAGCTGTTTCATCAAGCCGGTTCTTTGCAGCCCCTGCGTTCTTGCCAACCTCTTCAAAGCCTGCTAAGTCAATGGCAATAACATAATCACCATACTTAGGAGAAGGGGTTTCTTTGAACCATTCTTCTTTAAATACATCACTACCCGCGTTGTCAAAGCTGGCTAAATATTCCTGCTTAAAAGCAAAGCTACTAAGGGTTCGCTTAGCAGCAGCAATCTCTTTGGGGTCAATGGTTTCATTGTCTTCGGTGGTGAAGTGCCAGCTTTTCCATTCTTCGTCTGTTCCTTCTAACCCTAGCTTATATAGGTCATAGAACCAGTTGCGTCCAGAGGGCGTTGAGATGAAGAGGGCTCGTCCTTTTTGGTCAGACAAAGAAGCCCGAATAACTTTCTCCCAAATCTCTTGCTTAATAAACGCAACCTCGTCTAGTACGACATAAGTGAGGGAAACCCCTCGTAAGCTGTCTGGATTATCAGCACCACGTACAAGAATCTTCCTGCCGTTGATGAGGGTTATCTCTAGGTTGTTAACGTGGCTGCTTTTGATAACCTGTCTTCCAAGGTCATGTAGCAGCTCCCAGATAATTGAACGGGCTTGCCCGAGGGTAGGGGCTATGTACATCACTGAAGAGCCTTCAGGACACTCCAAGCCCTCTACTAATAGTGTGATGGCTGCTTCTCTGCTCTTGCCACACCTTCGGCCTGCAACAACAACCTTAAACCGGGTTTTGTCCTGAAACACCTTCTTTTGCCAGTTTAATAGTTGAAAGTTTAAATCTGCCATATTCTTTAATTAGCTCCGATGCAATCTTTTGTATGGCGTATGCCTCTGTTTCATCTCCCGGCCTATCTTCTCCTAGCCAGCGACAATGGGCCTGCCACAGGTGAACAGCTTCGTGGATTAGAAGGCTTGTTGCCTCTTCTGTTGTTGCCTCTTCTTTAAGACAAATAACAGCAACCCCATGTTCTTCATAAATAGAACAACAAGCCATTGCCCCTGAAGGCAAGAAAGAGCTGTCATAGATGTGTAGGGAACGAAGCACCTTCTTAAATTGCTTCTCACTTGTAACAAGGAAATACCTATAGGCAAGGTTTTGAAGATCCCCTGCCAATGGTTTAGACATCGATTACATTCTCTATGTAAGTTTGCTGTGTGTCAGCTAAGCCTGTTATGTTTATGGTGACGGTGGGTGTGCTATTAGCGTTCTTAGCAGCATCGAAGGCACTCATAGGGAGGATACGCTCAGCGCAGAACTTCAGAGCAGCAAACTGATCCTTGTCCTCATCATCCATAGCTTTACGAATAAGCGTGGCAATAATCTTCTCTCCTGTTGAGCCAAGGAGACGGGCTTTGAATTCCTGAAGCCTTGCTGCTTCTCCGGGAGGACGACCAATTGGCCTGCCAACGCTTCCCTTGCCTCCTGTCTTCTTGGAGGCTATAAGGGCCTTCGGAGGGCGTCCCTTGCGGGGGGGAACCTTAGTTTCTTCTTCCATTTGTCTTTGTCCTTTCAGGGAGACATGCCTCCTTAGAGGGCTTTAAAGCCTATGGAGAACTTAGTCTTCTAAGTTTCCCCAATGATTAACAATTAAGACAGTAATCTAAATGAACTATACCTTCTAAGAAGATCATAGCAACATGTGCAGATTCTGTCAAGTTTCTATGATGGGGCCCGACATCACAGTTCATTTGAGTTACTGATAGGAATTCCTATACAAATATTATAGCACAAAATCCTCAGAAGTCAAGCCTTTATTTACATAAAACACAAATAAACATAAATATAGTTGAAGCGAGCACTAACTTCGTTAACTTAGGGTGTCTTTTGCTTCAAAGGGAACTGCGTTAGCGCAGAAAGAGCCCTCATCTCTTAGCTCCTTTATAGCAATTCCTTATATATAACAACTTATACAGCTATTCTTTTATATATCAAGGGCTTATATGCGCTCCGAAGGCTTTCATCTGTCCCTATTTAGTCTACTTTCTTGGTGCTTTAAAGGCTTCATTTCTCCTTTTTGTGAGCTTTGGAGGCTCCCACAGTAATTCCAGAGCTACAAAGCCCCCTCCCCCCCCTTCAAGGCAATCTCTCAAGCCCTTTGAAGCCTCGGGCACAGCTCCGAAGGGCTGCTGAGGGCTGCTGAGTGCTCCGAAGGGCTGCTGAGCAAGGGGGAAGGGCTTAAAAGGATCCTATAGAGCCCACCTATCATGCCTCACCGACCAATAGTTAAAGCCTATTAATCCTTCTGTGTTGTATTTAAGCAACAGCAAAGCAATTGCCATGCCAACTAATAAGCATGCCAAGCCATAGAACGCTCTCTAAGCCCTTCGAAGGCATACGAGCCACTGCCACACCTAAGAAAGTTATTCACATTCAAGACAATGTTATCAACATAAAAGCCTGCTAAGCACTCTTATATAAGACTAACAAGCTGTGGATAACTATTTATGTCTGCAAACCAAAGCATTCATTTATAAATAATTAAACAAAGAATAGAAAACTTGATCTAGGTCAAGAGGATGTTACAGGTTTCTCCCTACACTACAGTCATGGGTTCAGGAATTGTCTTAAGCCCTAAACAGAAAGCCTCAAATGTTAACCTTCACATGCACCAAAGACGGCAACGACAGCAATTCATATGCACTAACAGGCACACTCATTGACCATGAAGGAAAGACGGTAGAGGTAGGAGAATTCACGTTTAACCCAGTAAGAGCAGCTAAAAACATGCACTACTATATGACAGCCTTTGACAATGTACAGGTAGAATTTAAGACAATTACCCTCTAAAGCATAGCGTGAAGCCTGCAAAGGCTTTGCAGTATCCTTTCCTTCACTAACTAGGGCATATCATGCAAGCAATAAAGACTCTTAAGCAAGCAAAAGCAATAGCAGGATCATTAGGCCAACCTTCAAAGATGCCGGGGCTCTCCTATGGCATCAGCGCCAAACGCTGCATTGTTGGGGCTAAGCTGGCAACTATCGAGGGCAGTGTGTGCCATGGTTGCTATGCTTTGAAAGCCAACTACAGCTATCCATCGGTTATGAAAGCCCATGAAACCCGTTACGAGTCCTTAGATCATCCTCAGTGGGCTGAGGCAATGACGCTACAAATTGATAAGAGCCGCACACAATGGTTCCGTTGGCACGATGCAGGGGATCTACAAAGCTTTCAGCACCTGCTAAACATTGTCAAAATTGCTGAGGCCCTGCCCTTGGTTAAATTCTGGATACCAACTCGCGAAAAGAAAATTGTTCATCAATTCGTTGACACCTTCGGAGCTTTCCCCGATAACCTGATTGTCCGTGTAAGTGCTGCTATGGTTGATGGAGGCATTCCTGCTGGGTTTGCACACACATCTACAGTGCATGAAGCCTCCGAAGCCAAGGGCACAACGTGTGAGGCTTATAAGCACAACAACAAATGTAATGATTGTCGTAAATGCTGGGATAAAGAAGTTGCTAATGTCTCCTATAAGAAGCACTAAGCCCTCAAACCACTAATAACAGGTGAATTTATGTATATACAATCCATATCATCAGGGGCTCATGAGCCTCAAGAGAGCAGAGATTGCACTGTTAGAGCTTTGGCTAACGCCACTGATATGCCCTACGGAGACGCACACAAAGCCCTACAAAGCAAGGGGAGACTTACCGGCTTTGGTTGCCGTGCTGGTGTGTGGCATGAAGCCTACACCGCTAACGGCCTTAAGTTTATAGGGGTTTACGGTAAAAATAACACATCTAAAGCCTTCCAGCGACTCTATCCTGTGAAGCCCTTCAAAGGGGTTTCCCTTGGGGCTTTACTGCCTAAGTTAGGGGCTGGCCGGTTTATCGTCATGATTACAGGGCATGCTATAGCTGTGGTGAATGGTTCAATAATTGACATAGGAGGAAATAGCAGCAAAAAAAGTGTTGTTGCTGTGTATAAAGCCTCTTGACAACCTCCTAAGTTTCCCCGACACTATAGCTTCACTAACGAAAGAAACCATATGGAAAATAACATGAAACCTCTTAAGCCCTATACAATCGCCACTGTTCCCTCGCGCCTTGAGCGTTTCGCTGATGTTGTCCTAGCTGTATGCTTAGGCATCGGCATTGCCTTCGGTTTATTTGTCTATTTCTCTTAAGGAGCCCTCATGTACAAAATTGTTCACGTCTCAAGCGGAATTGTTGCTGCAACGTTTAATGACCGCTCATATGCTCTTGATTGGATGGCTGATAACAACAGCTTAAACGGTGAACCTGCAAACCTTTATAAACTGATTAAAATCAAAGGGGCTAATGTATGAAAAAGCACAACTATTCCATTCTTGTCGATAATATTTGTTTCAATGGGCAGTATATAATGGAAGAGGACGAAGGGCGTCCACCTATATATACAGTAGTTTCCATCACATTGGATAACGCGCTTGACCTTATGCTCGTCATTGACCCGCGTGTAGTGCAGGAAATTGAGCAAACCCTTCTAGATGATTGGTTGTGGAATGACTAACCTTATTAGAGGGATTGTATGGCCATTGGCAGGCTCCGCAGTGCTTGCCCTAGGTGCAGCCATTGGATACACTGCAAAGAGCGTAGAGGCTGATCTAAAGCTTGCTAATGTTGAGGGGCTTTGCAGGCCTAGTAAGAGCTGGACAGCGCATGTATCAACTGACGACAGCGGGTATATTTGCTTTAAAGAGCAGGTATATACAAAGCGTTTAATTAAATATATTATTGTAGAAAGAACAGAATGACTAAACATAAACACTACGACACAATCATTGCGTGGGCTAATGGGAAAGAAATTGAAGCTAAGGAATGTAAAGGATGGCGAACAAGCTCTTCTCCTATGTGGTTCCCTGAGAGCGAATACCGCATCAAGCCAGAGCCGGTGCGAGATGTTCTGCGAGATGCTCTCATCATTAACAGCCTCAGTGCTGGGCCTTTTTTGTACGCCGCAGCCCCTTCGGAGGCCAACTTAGAGCTAGTCTTTGATGGGGCAACGGGAAAGCTTAAGGCGGTGTCGTTTAAACAGCCTCAGAAGCCCTTCTAAGCCCTTTACCCACCAAAGCAAGGGCTACGTAGCCTAAGCACTAACTAATTGAATTGAGACCCTATGAAATGTATTTGTTGCAACAAGAACCTGAACGACTTCGAGAGCACCCGCCGCCACGCCATTACCCGCGAGTTCCTAGACATGTGCAACAGCTGCCATGCCTCTGTAGCAAGCACAGCACGGCTGCCCACCATTGACAGGAAAGACCTACTAAATGGAAGCGTTATTGAAGAAGAGCTTGACAACGATGACAATCTGGTGTACCCTACCTTTAAAGAACTATGAAGTTCTTAGAAGTAATAGACAACAATTCCCTTAAACCACCTTTAGTACTACAGTCCTTTAAAGAGAGAAACCTATGGCTAATGACTTTTATACGAATGAAACAGAAGACAATCAGGACAACTATGATTTGATGGAACAAGAGTTTCATGAATGGCAGGTTCTTAATGATGTCGTTGCTTTGGTTGCTTCAAAGGGGCTTCCATCTGTTCTGTCGTCAATCTTAGAGATGATGGAAGACCATTGATTTATCTTCTATTCCTTATTTGTGTATTTTTAATTAAATGTATTGGAACAACTTAATGAAACCAGTAGTAGAATATGTCGGAGAAGCTGATTTTCACAACCATGCCGGTAATCCTGCTTGGCCTGTGGCTAGTGTGTATGGGATTAATCATCCTTTGTTAGGGACACAGCTTATACGAACTTCAAAGATTGTGAAAAAGCATGATAATGGTGACTTTGAAACCCTTAATACACTTTATAGGAAAACAATATGACTAAAGCCGAAACACTTGAAGTTATCAAGCTGCTCTCAGCACTTGAATCGTGGAGCTTCGCAGACAAGCACCACCTGCCCGACTACCTCTACGAAAAGATTAACGTGTTAATAAATGCGTTAACGAAGGAGGTATTGAAATGACTTTCTGCTTCCACGACTGGAGTATCTGGTCAAAACCATTCGACACAACAAGTGACTATCAAAAAGTTCAAGTGCGGTATTGCACCAAGTGCAACAAGTGTCATGTCAAAAAAATCAAGCAACCTTGGAATCTCTGGTTTGGTGCAAAAGCACTTGAAGAAAGGAGCCAATCATGACTAAAAACTGGCCTTTTCCTCAACGTGATTCAAACGGTGCTATAATTATTCCTCCTAAGCCAATTCCGGTAAGGGAAGACGCACTCTTTTAAGGGATGAAGATGGAAAGCAAATTCCTAAAGCACGTTTCATGCAATTGTGGTAGCTCTAACGGGGCTGCTTTGTACGATGACGGACACACCCACTGCTTTGTCTGCGGAGTTACAGCAGGGGAGCACGACAGGGAGGACAGCTACAGAGGACGAGAGGAAATGAATAGGCAACAATCAATGAAAGCCCCTATGGAAATCAAAGGTGAAATTAAGAGCATTCCTGAACGAGGAATCACCCGCTCCACATGTGCTAAATACGAGGTGAGACAAGATGAAAACAGCCACTATTACCCTTACACTGACGGAAGCGGAGCTACAGTTGCTTCAAAGGTCAGAGGTGTTGCGGATAAATCTTTCTCTATCAGGGGAGATTTTAAAAGCGCGCAGCTATTCGGACAATCCCTATTTGCTTCTGGGGGAAAGGCTGTCACCATTTGCGAAGGTGAGCTGGACGCTCTAGCAGCCTTTCAGATGCAGGGCTCTCTGTATCCAACAGTGAGTGTGAGGAACGGCGCACAGGCGGCTTTAAAGGACTGCAAAGCAGCCTTTGAGTGGCTGGATAGTTTCGACTCAGTGGTTATCTGCTTTGATGCAGATGAACCGGGTCAGAAGGCAGCTAAGGAGGTTGCTGAACTCTTCGGAGGAAAGAGCAAGGTTGTTAAGCATGCAACAGGCTTCAAAGATGCCTGCGACTACTTGGCAGCTGGCAAGGAGAAGGACTTTGTAAATACGTGGTGGAGAGCTGAGGAGTTCAAGCCCGAGGGAATTGTGACGGTGAGCGACATCAAGGAGAGAATGCTAACTCCTCCTGTAGCAGGGCTTCCGTGGTGCTTCGATACGCTCACGCAGCTCACTTATGGTCGACGCAAAGGAGAACTGTACGGTTTCGGAGCAGGTGTAGGTGTTGGTAAAACTGACGTATTTACGCAACAGATTAGTTATGATATCAATGTGTTAAATGAAAAAGTAGGAGTTATATATCTTGAACAAAACGTGGTGGAAACTGCCCAACGTGTCGCTGGCAAGCTTGATAAGTGCCTGTATCACATCCCTGATGCCGGTTGGACACAAGGACAATACGAAGAAAGCGTCGACCGACTAGAGAAACGAAACCAGCTCTACATGATGGAGCACTTCGGTGCTATGGATTGGACAACGGTGAAGGGGATTATTCGATACTTCGCTAAAGCCTATGACATCAAGATGATCTATTTAGACCACCTGACTGCTTTAGCAGCCAACGAACAAGATGAACGGAGAGCACTCGATGGAATCATGGCAGATATGGCTTCTTTGGCTCAATCTGATGGGCTTATTATCCACTTTGTTAGCCACCTCACTACTCCAGAGGGTAAAGCACACGAAGAGGGTGGACGAGTACTTGAGAAGCATTTTACAGGGAGTCGTGCTATTGCACGCTGGAGTCATTACATGTTTGGTTTGGAAAGAGATAAGCAGGCTGCTGATCCTGTGAAGCGACAAACAACAACCTTTCGAGTGTTGAAGGATAGGTTTGCAGGAAGCGCCACAGGAGAGAAGTTTGGTCTTCATTACGACAGAAAGACAGGATATTTACATGAATGTCCTTTAATTGATGAAAGTGGGCTATAATGATGAGCATTGAAGCCGTGATTGGCAGAATGATGGAAATGGAAACCAAGTATTACGATCTTCAGGAGAAGTATCAAGAGCTTATCCACCAGTTTGAAGAACTAAAGGCAAGGTATGAAGAGGCTTGTAATTGACATTGAAACCACGCTAGATCATAAAACCATCTGGCTTTGCTGCACTAAAGATATAGACACTGGAGAAACACACAAATGGTATCAGGCAAAAGCATTTCAGGACTATATCGCGGACGCTACGTTACTGATAGGACACAATCTAATCAGTTTCGATGCCTTTCTATTGAACAGCTTGTGGAAGACACGGATAGTTTTGAACAAGTGCTACGACACTCTTCTAGTATCTCGTTTGCTCAACCCAAGCCGCGAAGGGGGCCACAGCCTCGCCGCGTGGGGCAGCACGTTAGGCACGAAGAAGATTGACTACAAAGCAACTTGGCAGTGGTTAGTAGACAGGAGAGAGGCTTACAAAGGGGAGTGCTATGACAGTCCTCATATGGGCTTATTAGCAACCTATTGTGAGCGCGATATTGATGTGACAGCCCTGCTCTATGAGCACCTGATAGCAGAGATGGAGGCTCAGAAGTTCTCACAAGAAAGCGTGGAACTAGAGCATACCGTAGCCGCTATTGTTGCTAAGCAGGAACGTAATGGCTTTAAACTGGACATACCCTATGCAACCGTGCTTCTTACTACAATCAAAGGAAAGCTGGACAGCATTTATGAATCAATGCAAGACAGATGGCCTCCATACACAGTTGAACGAACAAGCGAGAAAACAGGCAAGCCTCTTAAGCCAACTACCGTTATATTCAATCCCGGAAGTAGACAGCAGATTGGGGAAAAACTTATTGAACTTGGATGGGAACCCGCCACATTCACCCCAACAGGACAGCCAATTGTCGATGAAGGAAGCTTAGCAGGTTGTGATCTTCCAGAGGCAAAGCTAATCAGTGAGTATTTGATGCTTCAAAAGCGTGTAGCTCAGATAGAGAGCTGGTTAGAAGCTGTGGAGGATGATGGAAGGGTTCACGGTAGGGTTACAACCAACGGTGCTGTAACTGGCCGCATGACACACAGCAGCCCTAATATGGCTCAGATTCCTAACAGCGGAAGCGTGTTTGGGCCTGAGTGTAGGGAGTGTTGGTCTGTAGAGGAAGGAAATGTGCTTGTCGGCGCTGACGCCAGTGGCCTTGAGCTACGAATGTTGGCCCATTATATGAAAGATGATAATTATGTCAGTACAGTCGTTAATGGGAGTTCTAAGGACGGAACAGATGTTCACTCTGTCAATCAACGAGCTGCTGGACTTGGAACGAGAGACGCTGCCAAAACCTTCATCTATGCTTTCTTGTACGGAGCAGGAAATGCGAAGATTGGTTCAATTGTTGGAGGATCGGCTAAGGCTGGTGGAAAACTTAAAGAGAAATTCCTTGAACAGACGCCAGCTTTACGCCTCCTTATTGACAAAGTTGCAACAATCGCAGCAAGTGGATCTGTTCCCGGACTCGATGGAAGACGTATCTGGGTTAGAAGCGAACACGCAGCCCTCAACAGCCTCCTTCAGGGTGCCGGGGCAATTGTAATGAAGAAGGCCCTTGTCATATTTGATGCTAAAATACGACAGAATAAATGGCCTGTTAAGATAGTTGTTAATGTTCATGACGAATTTCAGTGGGAAACCAAGGAAATGTATGCTACAATAACAGGTGAGGCAGCAGTGCAAAGCATTGTTGAAGCTGGGGAGTTTTATAAGCTACGTTGTCCCTTGAATGGAGAATTTAAATATGGAAGAAGTTGGAGAGACACCCACTGATGAAGATATTTCTGAAGTTATCGGAAAGGTGGTAATTACAGTGTATAATGATTGCTTCTCAGTTGAACACACAGCAGGCCTAAGCCCTACAGAGATTGTAGGCTTGCTGATTGCAACACTTGAGAAGATGGGTGGAGAGACAGAAGAGCGAGTAGTTCATTAAACAAACGGGCATAGCCCCTTTAAAAGGAAATATATGACAGCGAATATGAAACCAGTGCGTATTACAGGAACCCTCTACTGGACACAGTGGATGACCAAAATTAATACAGCGTTCAACGAGGATAGCACTAAGTATGAATGCACCATTGGCGACCTTTCTGAGAAGGATTGTGAGGCTCTTAAGAGCATGGGTATTAAGATTAAGAACAAAGAAGGACAAGGCTCCTTCATTGTGTGTAAGAGCAACTTTGTTCATGGAGCTGTAGATGAGGATGGTAAACCAGTTGATCCATTGGCTATTAGCAAGGGAACGAAGGTTGCTGCAATTATGAGTTTCTACACTCATAAGATGAGCAAGATGCACGGCAACGCCCCTTCTATTAAGAAGTTGATTGTCACTGAGCTGGTAACATACAATCCAGACAAGGCACTTGCTGAGGAGCTGGACGAATACGTCCTCTAATGGATAAGCGCCTTAACACGGCGTTCATTGATGCTGACTACATGGTTTATAAAATAGGATTCTCATCTAAGGATGTCTCCGAAGCTATAGCCTGTAGTCGGCTTCAGGAACAGCTATTTGATCTAGTCTACACAACTTTGAAGTGTGAAGATTATGATGCTTTTATCACAGGCAAGACTAATTTCCGATATGAGGTTGCTATAACGCATCCTTACAAAGGAAATAGGAAAATGCTTGAGCGTCCCATCCACTACGAAGCCCTACGAGAAAAACTTATCTCTCTAGGTGCTTCTGTTAGTGAGAACCAAGAGGCTGACGATGATGTAGGCATTATCTCTTCACAGTATGAAGGAATTATTGTCCATGTGGATAAAGACTTAGACCAGCTTCCGGGTTTGCATTTCAATCCTATAAAAGGAGAGATGTATTCCATAACACCTGAGCAAGGGCTTAAAAACTTCTACACTCAGTTACTAACAGGAGATAGAATTGACAACATTGTTTGCTTGTATGGCATCGGCCCTGTCAAGGCTGCGAAGATTCTTAAAGACTGTACGACAGAGCAAGAGCTCTATGGAGCAGTGAAGAAGGCTTATGAAGACCACGAAGAGCCTCTGGACAGACTTCTAGAGAACGGCAGGCTGTTGTGGCTAAGCCGTTATGAAGGACAACGCTGGGAGTTTCCTAGTGAGGAGTAGTTTTAATGATGGAGAATGGACAGCTGCTAAATTCAGAAGCTTTGTTACTGGTGCGCTGCGAACGGCAACTCGCCGATGGCCTCCGAAGTATGCTGCTCTGAAGGAAGCCTCTACTACACGGAAAACTAACAAGAAGACAGGAAAGCTTGCTATGCACTATATGTGCTCTACTTGCTCTGTTGAGTTTGTTAGTGGAGATGTGCAGATAGATCATACAAGCCCTGTGGTGGAGCCTTCGAAGGGCTTTATTAGCTGGGATGTTTATGTCGATAGATTGTTCTGTGAGAAGGATAATCTAAGTGTGCTCTGTAAGCCCTGCCATGCTGATAAGACAGCAGCAGAAAAGAAATTAAGGAAGAAGAAATGAAAGCAGTTGGCTTAGGGGGTGATCCTATTGCATGGGGCATACCTACAAAGTGGCTTTCAATTGAAACGCCTCAGACTATAACTGAACGTCCTCATGATTGGCGTACGGAGTGGATTCCTCTATACGCCTGTTCTGTAAAGAGTACAAGCATTATAGACCATACAGAATGTATTTGCCGTCCTTATTGTGATAATATTGATTAAAGGAAAACTATGAAGGTAAGCACAGTATGGGCAACTCCAGAGGGAGAGGCTCTGGTGGCTTTCATGGCCCGTGTAAGTAACCCAACTAATCAGGACAACCCAGAGAGTGCTCCGAAGCTAATTAAATACTTAGCTAAGAACAACCACTGGAGTCCTTTTGAGATGGTTAACATCTGCATGGAGATTGAAACCACTAGAGACATTGCCCGTCAGATCCTTCGCCACCGAAGCTTTAGCTTTCAAGAATTCTCTCAGAGATATGCGGAGATTCCTCAAGATGGTTTTGAATATGGGCATGTTAGGCTACAAGACACGAAGAATCGTCAGAACAGTTTAACTACAGATGATGAAGAACTTAGTGATTGGTGGGCTTATATGCAGAACCGTGCTGTAGGAGAGGCTGAGTTTATTTATAAAGCTGCTCTTAAGCGTGGGATTGCTAAAGAAGTTGCTCGTAAGGTGTTGCCAGAGGGTTTGACAAAGAGTCGTATGTATATGAACGGAACGCTTCGGAGCTGGCTACACTATGTATCCATTCGCTGTGACAAAGCCACTCAGAAGGAGCACCGAGAGGTTGCTCTATTGTGTAAACAGGAGATTGCTAAGGCATTCCCTAGTATGTTGGAGATATTAAATGAGAATTGAAGAAATTGAAAACATCCTTGATGAGTTTGACTTTAGCTATGTCAATAAAGCAATGGCCTTGCTTGAATGGGAGTGGTGTAGCTCAGCTGGTGTGCCAACTGTGGGGGAGCTTCGGAGAGTGGCTCGTTCCCTCTTAGAAGAAGCCTATAATCAACCACCGGCTCCTTTCTACATGGTGGGTACGGGAGGCTTTGAAGCAATCCGAACAATGGAAACAGGCGGCTTGAATAAATACTTGTCTTTGAAATTTGTATTATCTGAATGGAACAACTATGACTAACCTTACCGACTTTAAAGAAACTTACACATTCCGCTACTTTGACGGTGAAGACCGCAGCATCTCCACCTCCTTCTCTCCCGGAGACACGTGGCCGGAGGTGCTTGAGCAGTTTATCTCTTTCATGAATAATGTATATGGGTACGATATTCGTGAGAAGGTGGGAATTGTTTCTCGTCCTTTTGGTTTAAATCAAGAAAAATGGAGCGGCCCTGTATTTAATCCGGAGGACTCCCTATGAATTATCTCTCACGGCTTTTCCTGAACAAGAAGGAAGGCATGGCAGCAATGCAGGTTTCCTTTGAAGCCTCAACGCACTATGTAGAATCTTCTGTTGTTATCAGTGACTGTAACCGACAAATAAATTTAGATTTCTCTAGCAGCAGTGCTAAAATGTACAAAGAGAAATTAGGGAAGTTAAGCACGCTAATTTCGGAACTAGGAAAGCTTGAATCCCACATGTATGATTTCCAAGAGTCTGCTGAGTTTAAGAAGATGTACAAATGAAAATATTAGTTATTCCTGACTGCCAAGTTAAGGCAGGTGTTCCGGTGGAGCACCTCGTGTGGGCAGGGAAGGCTATTTGTGACTATCGCCCTGATGTTGTTGTAAACATTGGTGACTTTGCAGATATGCCTTCCTTGTCCACACACGATACCAAAGGAAGCAAATACTTTGAAGGGCTGCGATACAATATTGATGTTGACACAACTAAGCTGGCTATGAAGCTGTTGCTACAGCCCTTGCGAGATTTACAAGAAACTCAGAAGGAAAGCAAGCATAAGGTTTATAAGCCTCGCATGGTGCTCACGTTGGGCAATCATGAACACCGTATTAATAGGGCAGTTAATAATAACCCCATGCTTGAGGGGCTCATATCAACAAAGGATTTAGGTTATGAAAATGATTGGGAAGTTCACGAGTTTCTGCATCCGGTTTTTATCAATGGTGTGGGCTTTAACCATTACTGGCCTGTTGGCGCTATGGGTCGTCCTGCCGCTTCTCCTGCTGCAATTGTTTCTAAGCTTCACATGTCTTGTGTTGCAGGGCATCAACAAGGCCGCTCAGTGGCTTACGGTAAAAGAGCAGACGGCAGAAGCATCTGTGCTATCATTGCTGGGAGTTTCTATCAGCACGACGAGGATTATATGGATCAGCTTAGTAATAAGCATTGGCGTGGTTTGGTTGTATTGAATGAAGTTGAGGATGGACACTTCGATGAAATGTTCCTCAGCATTGAGTATTTGAAAGGTAAATATGGCACAGAGTTGTGATGGATGCTTCTATGAGAAAGTACATGGTTCACAAGATCCCTGCTCTTCCTGTGGCTCTGGACATAGTTATGATAAATGGGTAGCAGTGGACTTCCTAAAGAATGTGCCAGATGATACAAGCAGCATGGAAGGAGAGAAGGTTATGAATAACATGCTGACAGAGCTTGAACGAATCAAGAGCAAGCAAGGGGTTAAATACGACAGTGAGAAGGCCAAGTGGTCATTGCTGCCCTTCCGAGCCTTGCAAGAAGTTGTGGAAGTTCTCACCTTCGGAGCTAAGAAATACGCCGCTGATAATTGGAAACATGTACCACAGGCGCGTGAGCGCTATATTGACGCAGCTTATAGGCATTTGTCTGATTGGAGCACTACATCTCGCTTAGATCCCGAGACAAACAAGAGCCACCTAGCACACGCTATTTGTTGCTTGCTGTTTCTCTTGTGGTTTGAGCAGAAAGACAGGGCCGTGTGATGGGATACTACACTCCCTATATAAAAAGTAGTTATATAACCGGAGGGCTACGAAGGCAAACAGTGCAGGACTTCCTTGCAGCTGTGGCCTTTGTAGACAAGTTTAAGAAGTTTGACCAGCTATATGTATACGAACAAGAAAAGAAGGAAATTAATGACCAAGAATGAACTATCCCCATACCAAACCTACATCTCCAAGAGCCGGTATAGCCGCTTCCTAGACAGTGAGGGCCGTCGAGAGCATTGGCCTGAGACAGTAAATCGTTATTTCAACTTCATGGAAAACCACTTGCAGAAGAAGCATGGCTATGTGCTCACAGAAGCCCTGCGAGGCCGCTTGCAAGAGGCTGTGACCAACTTAGAGGTTGTGCCGTCAATGCGCTCTATCATGACCGCTGGAGAGGCTCTGGAGCGTCAGAACATTGCAGGCTACAACTGTGCTTACATCACTATTGATGATGTGAAGAGCTTTGATGAGGCAATGTATATTCTTCTGTGCGGTACAGGCGTTGGTTATAGTGTGGAGCAGAAATATGTTAACCGTCTTCCAGAAGTTCCAGAGGTGTTGTACAATAGCAATACTACTATTGGTGTTAAAGATTCCAAAGAGGGCTGGGCTAAGGCGTTACGACAGGTGTTTGCCCTCCTTTATGCAGGAGAGATTCCTAAGTGGGATGTATCAGCTGTGCGTCCTTCGGGAGCACGACTTAAGACATTCGGTGGCCGTGCAAGTGGCCCCGAGCCTTTGGTGGACTTGTTTAAATATGTCGTTGCTAAGTTCAAGGGTGCTGTGGGTCGGAAACTCACATCCCTTGAAGCACACGACATTCTGTGTAAGATTGGGGAAGTTGTTGTTGTGGGCGGTGTTCGACGAAGCGCAATGATTAGCTTGTCTGATCTTGGTGATGACAATATGGCAAAGGCCAAGGCAGGTAATTGGTGGGACGGTAATGGACAACGGGCTCTGGCTAACAACAGTGCTGTGTACGATACCAAACCCTCTGTAGGCCAGTTTATGCGTGAATGGAGCAGCATCTATGAGAGTCATTCAGGTGAGCGTGGTATTTTTAATCGCTATGCTAGTAAATTACAAGCGAATAAGAATGGAAGACGCGCTGTGCAGGTTGTAGTGACTTTAGAGGATGGAAGTAAGCAGACGTTTGAGTCAAATGAGCTTGTTAATAACAAAGCAGCTATTGATTTGAAAGTAGGGGACAGTGTTTAATAAGATTTGTAACAAATGCAAAGAAACAAAATCTTTAGATTTATTTGTAAAACATAAACAATGTATTGACGGAAGAGCCGGATATTGTAAAGCATGTGATGCAACTACAGTGAGCAATCTAAGGAGAGCAACAAAGCTGAAAGCTATTGCTTACAAGGGGGGTGCTTGTTCTAGGTGTAGTGGAGTGTTTCATCCAGCTGTATATGATTTCCATCATATAGACCCCTTAGAAAAAGAAGCTGATCCCGGTTCTTTGATGGGAAGAAAATGGAAAGTAGTAAAAGAAGAGCTTGATAAATGTATCTTGCTCTGTTCAAATTGTCATCGGCTTACACACGCAGAAGAGGAGTGGAAATGAAAATTACAAATATAGAGGTTATTGCTGATACAGGTAATCACGCTTATGGAACAAACCCCTGCTCAGAAATCATTCTGCGGCCTTTTCAATTTTGTAACTTAAGCAGTGTTATTGTGCGACCAGAAGACACAGAAGAAACCTTGCTAGACAAGATTGAAATGGCAACCATCTTGGGAACCTTCCAATCAACCATGACCAGCTTTCCTTATCTCCGTAAGATTTGGCAGCAGAATACAGAAGAAGAGCGTTTGTTGGGTGTGTCTATGACAGGCCCGTTAGACAATGTTTTATTGAATAATCCGGAAGATGAAGATCTCCCACGTTTACTAGAAAGCCTAAAAGCCCGTGCTGTTATTACTAATAAACAATTTGCTGATGATATTGGCATTAGTGCTTCTGTCGCTATTACCGCTATCAAGCCCGAGGGCACTGTCAGCCAGCTTAGTAACACTGCTAGTGGCCTTCACCCTCAACACAGTCGTTACTTTATTCGCCGTGTACGAAGTGATAATAAAGATCCTCTGACGGACTTCCTGAAGGCACAGGGGTTTCCTTCAGAGGCTTGTGTGATGAAACCAGATAGCACAACTATCTTCAGTTTCCCGATGCGAGTTAAAGAAGGGGCTTTGTTGCGTGAAGACTTGGATGCTGTTAAGCACTTGAAGCTTTGGTTGCTGTATCAGCGTCACTATTGTGAGCATAAGCCTTCAGTAACTATCAGCGTGCAGGAACATGAGTGGCCTATTGTTGGTGCTAAGGTGTGGGAGAATTTCGATGAGATCACAGGTGTTAGCTTTCTACCTATGGATGGAGGGACATATCGACAAGCTCCTTATGAAGCTATCACGGAATATGAGTATCACACTATGGAAGCAACGATGCCTACGAATATTGACTGGGATGCTTTGGTAGAAAACACTGATAATGTTGAAGGAGCCCAGATGCTTGCATGCACCGCAGGCGCTTGTGAAATTTAAGGAGAATATATGTTTGTAGATTTTGAATGGATTGCTGGCTTGGTCTTTGGCCTTGATACCAACCAAGTTAGTATGATGGAAGAGGGAAGCACACTGTCTCTTGATGAGCCTCAAAGCACCTGCATCAATCTCTATTTAGGGCTTGCTGTAATACACCTAATCTTTTAGGCGTGAAAAAGCCCCTACGGTATTGCTCCGTAGGGGCTTTTTTGTTATCTTCTACAATTCTTCAAGGCTTCTCTGAGGATGTCTGCTTTGGAAGCTTCCCCGATAAGAAACTCTGCATCCTCTCTGTAAAGGGATTCTCCAGTGCTTCTTGTTCCTGAGCTGATAGGGGCAGGAGAGGCCTCTTTACTGACGAGGATGGCAACGGGTCTCTCTGCACGCTGGCGCAGCCCGTTAACAATACTAGCATGCCGCTTATTAATAGTTTTAATAGCATCTTCTTTATCCTTTGTCTGCTCAGCCAGTTTAGACAGATGTTGTGTCTCTTGTTGAATGATTAGCACTTGTTGCTCATTCCTGTACTTCAAAAGCTTAGCAGCTTCCTTGCCTGCTCCGGCCTTATAAGCAACTGTGCTAAACACTCCTAGAGAAACCGCCCATAGAATAGCAATGATTTTATACATGGTTCATACAAAGAGCGTATTCCCTTTGTCTCCGGTTTGTTAGCCCCTTCAGAGGAGCCCCTTTGAACTTGTCCCAACGAAGGATTTCCTTACAGGCTGCTTCGTAGTTGAGTTCTTTAAGGGATTTAACAAGGGTTGAAGAGCAGAATGAACCAAGACCAATATTATAGGAGAGAGATACATAAGCATCAAACTCATACTGATAGAGGGGAACATCAGCGCACTTCTTAACACCATCAGAGAACTTATCTGCATCAGCCAGAAGCCGCATCAAAGCCCTCTCAGGTGTTATCTCATCGCCTTTCTTAACTCCCGTAGTCGTCCCAAAGCCTATTGTTGGAACATCGCCGGAAACAGGGATGATGGCTTTAGAGGAATATCCCTCCTCCAAAGCAATCCCTACTAGCACAGCGGCTGATAAATACAAAGAGGCTACAGACGGGCGTATCATGGTGGATTTGTTACATCTCTATACATGCTAAAAAGCTTATGTATAATCATTAATACAGTGTATATAAGAGTACACCAAAGGAGTACATCAGATACTTGATAACCGGCAATAGTTGCCAGTGACACAGAGACAGGAGCTGAGGCTTTTGCTAGTATTTCCACTGTAGTTTCTGTTGTGTTTTGCATGTCTGTCATGGCTGCTCCTGCTGAGGCATACCAGACAGCATGCCACGCCAAGCCATCTTAGGAGGAATCTCAGGAAGCTTTCCAGAGGCAACGTTAGAGACAAGACGTCCCATATCACGATTACGCATAAACCCTTGAAGCTTGTCTGCCCCATAGCCTGTAGCAGCAACACCAGCAGCGGCAACTGGATTAGCAACAGCGCCTGCTGCAAAGCCTGCCTGCGTTAGTGTGCTTCGCTGAGGGTTTAGACGAGCGAGTAACGAAAGAGCAGGATCAGCCATCGAGCCTCTAGCTACACTCTTAATAGCATTCTGCTCTGCCTCAGAGAACAAACTCATCTTATTCTTACTGGCAGCTAAGTTAATAAGCTGTCGACGAATAAGCTCACTTTCAGAAGACTTTGGATCAAGGGCTCGTGCTTCTGCAACACCTAAGGCATCTTCAAGGATCGTTGCACGGGAGAGGTTTCTCCAATCCTTACGAGCATCCTGCACGGCTTGAATGGCTGTTCCCATATTTCCCTTACTGGCTATTACATCTTTAGCTCCAAGTTTATCAATATAGGAATCTAGTTCAGAAACTGCCATGCCTGCAAACTTGCGAGTTGCCGGGTCATTGGCTTTCTTCAGATCGGTTAGGGCAGAACGCATTTGCTCAAGCTTACTGAAGGATACCCGCTGTGTTCCAACCATGTCTCTAACCTGCTCAAGCACCTGAGCAACAGGCTTATGAGAATCTAGCTTTGGGTTGAAATTACTCTTCATTAAAGCATCTTCCACACTGGAGAAGTTATCCATAACACTTTTAGGCTTTAGATAAACACCCTGTGCCTCAACTGTTGCATAAGCCTCCTGAGACCTTTTCTTGATAGAATCTATGGACACAATAGGGGCTTGCTTTGTTGAGGCCGCTGTAGCTCCCTTTGCAGCCAAGCCGCCAGCAAGTCCTCCAGCAGCAACCCCTGCAATGAGGCCCATTAGAGGGCTTCCTGTGGCTTCCTGTGTGCTCTCTGCAACTGACTGACCTGCAAGACCACCAGCACCTGCTGCGGCTGTTTGTTGCAATAGATTCTGACCCAATGGAGCCAAGGCAGCAGAAGCCCCTGAAAGGGCTGCTTGAGCCGGCACACCTGCCATTGCTGAAGCCCCTGCTTGTACACCCCTTTCCAGCTGTCCTTGAGGCTCTGGAAGGCCTGCGGCGGTCATTAGATTCTGAACCCCCTGTGTAGGGCTTCCCATAACCTTACGACCAGCCAAAGCGTTCACACCTGCTGCTACAGGTTCTGCCATCATTGCAGGAATAGCTGTGAGGCCTGTAATGCCTGCTCTGGCGGTAAGCCCTAGCTGTCTGCCCATCTCTTGAGGAAAGCTTCTTTGAGCCTGCTCAGGAGGCTTGGCATAGTTCTCCTTGGCATAGGCCAATACCTGAGCCTCAGAAGCCCCCTCCGGAGCCGTCACCTCGTACTCCTTGCCGTCTGGGGCAGTAATAACAAATGTAGCCATGCTGTGTCCTTATTGTTTTGGTTTAATAGACCATACACCTGCCGCACCGCCTGTGTTTGCTACAGCAGGCTTAGGAGCAGCCCCCATTGTGTTTAACCAGTTGTTATAATGTAGGTCAATCTTGTCCAAGTTACGGGAGAGTTCTTCCCTTGACTGTCCTAATTCCATTGAACCAACAGTGGCTTGAAGGGCTTGAAGCTCTTGCACGGCCACCTGACCTAGAGCACCTCCTGTTGGGCTAGCTTCCCGCATTTGTTGCAACCTATCAAAGCCTAAATTGGCTTTAATTGTTAGTAGACGCTGGTTCAAATTGTAGGAGTCAGATCCGGGAATATAAGAGGCTGCTTTACCAGTTAGGCCTGTTGTGGTTCCCGACACAAGCGACTTAGCGGCTGCAACATCTTCAACAACTTTATTGGCGTGACTGATAGCAAAGCTCTTCGCCGCTTCTTTCTTCTCACCCTTGTCTGCCTGCTTCTCTTTTAAATCTGAAAGACGCTGCTGAGCCAACTCCCGCTGAACACTTGTCATAGATGAATTAGCCGCTTGTGTTAGTACAAGCATTTGCTGTTTGAAGTCCCTGTTCCTCTGATTCTCTTGTTCTCGTTGGGTAGCCTTCTCTCTTTCTTGCTCAGTCTTAGCGATTCGGTTAGCCTCTGCTGTAGCCTTGCGCTCCAGTGTTTTGAATATGTCATCAGGCTTGCCATACTTACGTACAACTGCTTCTACGTCCTTGTCTTGAGCGTCCATAGGGAGGGAGGACAGTTCAGATCGTAGCTGCTCATCCTTAGCCTCACCACGGAGAATCTTTCCTTCTTCTGCTTTGTATTTATTTGTCTGCGCTTCTTCCCGTAGCTTCGTGGTTTGTTCCGTAGCAAGTTTAGCCCCTTCCAGTTCCATTGACTTAGCCTTCTGAGCAATCTGCAAAGCCATTTCCGGGTCTGTAGTTCTCAAAGCATTAGCCATTTGAAGGAGGCCTTCAGGCGTGTTTGTATCAAACTTACTAGACAGCTCACGAAGCTTCGTAGCCCGTTTAATCATTGGGTCTTGTACATCAACTCCGAAGGCCCCTGCAAGGCCTGTACCCACTGAGGAGCCAGCTTTGTAGGCCATTTGCCCTAGTTGCTGGTCAGGGGTTAATTGAGCGAATGAGGAAGCCCGTTGATTCAACAACTGGTTTTGCATCTCTTGTGGAGACAAGGAGCCTCCGAATAAACTAGGTTCTGTAGCCATATATTCCTTACTTAGTTAGCGATGCAATTAGTGCTGCAATTGGATCGGAGAGACCAGCAACACCTCCTGTTAGGGCTGAGCGAGTAGCAGTATTAGCTGTATTCTGACCAGCAATATATTGATTAGCCGCTGCTTGGTTGCTTGCTGCCGAAGCGGAACCAAGGGCTTGACCCTGTGTAAGGGCATTGCTTCCCAAGTTCTCAGCATTAGATGCACCTGAGATGAGGTTGGTATATGGAACAAGAGAATTAGCCTGTGCGCCGTAGCCAGCATTAGTCAATGCAAGACCGCCTGTCATCAAGCCACTACCAAAGGTTGTCTGAGCTTGCCCCGCCAGTTGAGCATTAGCAGCCAGCTGAGCATCCTGCTGAGCCATTGCATTGTAATAAGCAGCCATCTGTGGGTTAGCTGCTTGAAGGCCAGCACTCCCTGCACCATAGCCTGCGGAGGTGCTTCCTGTTGCAAGCCCTAAACGGCCTTGTTGTTGTTGCTGGTTAGTGAGTTGTGCAAGCTGCTGTTCACGCCCGGGAGCCAAGAGCCCCTGCTGTTGTGTCATCCAGTTCTGAGCAGCCATCTGAGGGGACTGAGCAACATACTGCTGCCCCAGATTAAACAAGCCTTGACCAGCTGCTGTAACCGTTGGCTGATAAGCCTGTTGCTGCTGAGCCTGTGACAGGCCTGTACCAGCCATGCCAATAAGCCCTTCACGCATTGCAGCAATGTCAGGAGCAACTTGGTAGCCAGCCCCTGTAAGCTCTCCCTGTGGCCCGTACTGGAAGCCAGAGGTTCCAAAGCGGCTTGTAACCCCTACTGGCCTAAACTGGGCCATCTGAGCAGCCTGAGCTGCTGAGGTGGTTGCATTACTTGCCGCTTGGTTGGCTACGAGGCCTGTACCCAGTGCCTGTACAGCAGGGTTGATTAGTGAAGTCCAATCGAATTCAGCCATATTAATAACTCCCGCCATCTACTGTTGCTGTAAGAACACCCGACACTGTTAGATTCACCATTGTGGCTGTTCCTGTGAAAGAGCCGTTATTAGCCTCACTCTTGGAGCTGATTGCTGAAGCTATGTTAGTAAATTCAGTATCAATCTCCGTGCCTTTGATAATCTTATTAGGATTGCCTGTAACTAAGCCATCTTTAATGGCGAAGTTGGTTGTCTTTGTGTAGTTCATGGATAACCTCTATCTTTCATGTATTGTACAACTGTATCTAGCTCTGCTGTTGTAGCATAGGATTTAATTCTATTTGCTTTCCAAGAAATAACTTGAACGTTATCCTTTGTGTAGCCTTTTGTAGAATCAATACGGTCTAAACTTGGGCTGGTTTCTCTAAAACCTGCTGAGTTCCATTCGAAATCAATATTAAAAATAGGACATTTGTTATCTACAGGCCAAAGCTCTTTAATATCTTCTAACGTTAATGTGTGCTCTCTATTCTTTTTTAATGCTCTGGCTTTAGAGGCACTTAACAGCATCTGTACCCGATAAGATAAATTAGTCAATCTACGATTGCGTTGATATTTTAAAGAATATTCTCTTATTTCATCCGCGCATCTTAAGCGACGAGCAGTCTGTCTAATCTTATCACAAGCTCTACAGCAGTTTTGAAGCCCATCCTTGTTGGCTCTGTTAATCGAAAATAAAGATTTATTTACCTCTTCTTTACAAAGATTGCAAGGTTTAGTTTCAAGGGCAGTGCTCATCGTGTCTTTCCTGTTTTAACATAAACATCTAACTTCTGAATGGATACAGGCTTTTCAAACACCGTTGTTTCAAAACCTAGCTGAATAACCTTACCTGAGCCGCCAATGTTAATAACTTTATTATCAAAGGCACTTCCCCCGTATTCACCAATTGCATACTCAGCAATGGCATATTCTGCAACAGCTTTATTAGCTAGTGAGAACTGACGACTATTTAAAATATCACTATAATCAAAGCCAAACTTCAGCACCACTCCGTAGCCCTGTCCACCAATAACCGTAATGCCAACCTTCTTCATCAGTTTAATAACTGTGGGTACAGCGAAATCAAAGTAGTTGGTGAAATAACGCATTAAGTAGCTATCTGTATTGTCTTTGTAGCCGTCATACTTACCGATGTAGCCAGCCTTGCCCACTAGCAAGTCTTTGTTACGAAGGTATTGAAAAGCTGTTGGTACAAGACCATCCCATGTAGTTGTTCTATTGGCTCCATTCTGAAGGGCCGCTCTCATGTCAAAGCAATAAACCAACTGACGGGCTGGGAGAGACAACAAGTAGAAGGCATCCTTATCAGAATAAACAGCCTTAATCTCAGCAGCATTCTCTAGGGTTATTTCGTACACAAGATCATCGCGCACATTGGCACTAATGTCTCGCATAGGAGCACTCTTCTCTTGAATAGTTCTCATGAGGGACTTAACACCTGCATCAGACAAGAACAAGATGTCTCCACCTGTTACAACCACTGAGTCTCTAGCGAAGCAGCCAGTGCCTGTAATAGCATCTGAGAGGGCCAGCTCATTAGGGTTGTTGGCATTGGAATAGATAAGAATTTGTCTACGACCAAAGATTATAAGGAAGTTGTTATGAGAAGCAAGAGCAACAATCTCATCACCACCAGCAGGCCACACCTGAGATACATCCAATGTTCCTGCTGTGCCTGTACTCAGTACAAAAGGAGCCAATAAATCAGAGAATTGAACAAGGCTCTTATTAGTTCCGTTATTAGCTGTCCATACACGGCCATAAGCACTAATAGCACAGTTGTTCTGAACCACAGTTCCTACGTAGCCTGCGTGCTCAGTTATTCTCCGATAGGATGTAGAACTAACTGCTGGATCAAAGATTAGAGGGTCGTGGCCTGTCTGATACATCACTAGGTGACTATTAAGAGAAGCCATCTGCCAGTTGCTATCAGTGATTGTAGGGGCTGTACCACCACCTCCGTAGGTTAGCTCTGTGAGGGTTGAACCTACCAGCTTAAACAGCTTATTGTTACCAGCAGCAACCACATAAGAAGACCCATCAACTGTAATCAGTTCCCCAATAGATTTAACTGAAGCAGTACTTAGAGGGGTAGAAACAGCATGAGCAGGAACCCACCCCTTACGAGCACCAATACGACCAAACTTATCAATCACACAGTTGTTAGCAATTGTAGCAAACCCATCCTCAAGAGTGATGGAGGAGTCTTGGGTATTAGCCCCTTTGAAGCCCGGAGCAGCAATAGTGGTTGTTAAGAGCTTTGCAACCATAATTAAACCCCTGTCCAGATCACCGCATCATCATACCTATTCTGTTCAATAGCAATGGCATCAGCAAGAGCAAGCCGGTATTGTTGATAAATCTCTCCGAAGGCTGTACCGCCATCTTCTCCTCGTTCACCCACAGCCTTAGCATAAGCAAGAAGCTGTACCAAGTGCTCAGGGACAAGCAATATATCGCTGTTAGCAACTAAGTTGGTTTGAGGGATAATTAGTTCAAACCGAAGCTGGTACACAGCATCAGGTTGAGGCCATACATCCACCTTCGTATCACCTACAGAGGTAACTCCGTTATAGCTGTAATAAGTAGGAGCTGAGTTCTGTATTGTTCCCATATAGTATTGACGATTAAGCCATACCTGAGAAGCTTGGCTCATAGGAAAGTCTTTTGTATCATTAAGAACATCACTTGTCTTAAACCGACCACCAGAGCCTGTGAGGGCATAGGAGCGTGTTCCGGGAACAGTTGGAACAACAATGGTGGACGCCAGAACATTCCAATCATTCGCGTCTTCCACTTCCCTCTTAGCATCATTAACAAATACACCGATAAGGGAACTATAAGGAGTGTCCTCAACAGAGGAAACAGGAGTTTCCCTTAGTCTTGTCAATACATTGTTAACTAATTGTAAATAGGCCATCTGTTTCCTTTATTTGTATACAGTATACCAGCTTTTGAGCAATATGTCAAGGCTTCTTTGTTGGTTTAGTTCTTTTAGCTTGAGAAAGAGCAATTGCTATTGCTTGCTTCTGTGGGCGTCCCTCTTTAACAAGTGTAGAAATGTTCTTGCTAACGGTTTTATCTGATTTACCTTTTTTCAACGGCATAATATTTCCTTATGGGGATACAGGCCACTCAACAGTCCAAGGAAACCCTGTCTGTTTAGTTACGTCCCGTAGAGATTGTCGATAGGAGGCCCACACAGTTTGGTCTACAGGGGCGTCAAGCACCTGAGTCCAATCACTGTCACGCAGCTTAGTTACACGCTGGTCACGGATGGTCTGAGCCTGCGCAGCATCCTTAGAAGCCTTGTAAGCAGCCTCAGCCTCCGCAGCCGTGGTGACACGGCCTGCTTCGTCCTTGGTGTCTGTAAACACAGGGCCTAGCACATACTTGGTGAACAGTTTCCCGTTAATCTCTTCAATGCCTGCTGCTTGGCTATATTGATAGACAGAGCCTCCGGAGGCTTGTGGGCCTTCAAAGACTATTGCTCCCCCGAAGCTGTTGATAAGGGCTTCGGAGAGCTGTTCAGGCATTGAAACAGAAGGAAACAAGGCTCTGAAGTCCTGCTCTGTTACTAGTGCTTCATTGATTTTAATTTGCATATGTTTCCTTTAAGCAATTGCTAAGAAGATGTAGGAACCACCGCTAACATTAATTGTAGCCAGTGCTGTGCTGTCAAGCGCAAAGCCGGTTGACACGGGATCAATAAAGTCAGTAATGGTAACTTCAGCGGATGTGCTGTTGAGGAGCAGGTAGGGGTCATTACCTGACACAATTCCACGGGCTGTGTCGTATGTATACCAATCACCAGTGCTATCAGTTCGCTTAATAAGAACAAACCTCGCCCCTGCTGTGAAGCCGCAATTAATGGTTTGTGTTGTTCCAGTGCCTGTGTAGCTGCCTACTTTGCTCACTCCGGGGCAGGTTGCAAAGAGGTACATAACATAAGTTGCGCCCGATGTATTTACATTTCCTACGCCGCTTGACCCTGCATAAACTGCCATATCATTTGATGTTGGGGGATTATAAGGATAAGTAATTCCATTTGCGCCGTTTGCAAAAATATCTGCATTAGTGCTATTTAACAGAAGTGTTCCATTAGCAGTTGCACCTTTATGATAGACAAACCAAGCTGTTGAAGCAGTACTTCGGCATTTTATAATTGCCATTTCTGGAACAGCGCTCAAATTATTAGAGATTAATAGTGCTGCACTCCCCGTCCCTGTATAGCAAACCTCATCAAAGAAGCCGGGGGCGCGTTTGAAAAATAAATTACTGTAGGTAAAAGTATCCCAGTTTGTTGTGTTTCCACCAGAGTTATCGCCTACTGTTATTCCATCCATATCGTATGAAACAATAGAACCAGCAGGAGCACCTTCAGCTCCTGTACTATTAACTGTAAGTCTTCGGGTTATTCCACGGAGCCTATCAAACCAAAGCGCACCATTGTTAGCTCCATCACGTTGTTGGAAAGTTGTTAAATCAGGAGAAAAACCAACGCCTGTAATAGAAGTTACTGTTGCATTTCCAGTGCGCGTCATGGGCTTAAAAACCTTAGTCGCATCAGTAGGAACCTTCATCGGGCCACGGCGTATGGCTATGTAGATGAATGTTGAACCATCTGCCACGCCACCATCAAATGTAAACCCAGTCGCATTAGGAGCAATACGAGTAGCTAACGCCTCTGCATTTGATAAATTAGGAATAAGAACTTGGTCATCGCCAGATACAGGCATACCACGCATATTGTCAGCAATACCCCAGTTTCCTGCTGCATCAGTACGTTTCCACATTACCAATTGAGGTTCGTAACCAAGATTGACATTTACAAGCGGTGTGGCGGTAACCATTGACCCACAGCTAATCACATTGTCCGTCCCAGTGAGTCCAAAGCCTCCTGCGTTGTGGGCGAATAGGTAGGCTACGTAGGTATTGCCGCTAACTAGTCCAGCCCCAACCGTGAATTGTGTAGAAGTGGGGGTGGTTAGTGATATACCATTTCCAAAAATATCCTGTCCATTTGCCTGTTGATCTGATGTGGTATTGAGTTCAAGGGTATTGCTTCCGATGCTACGGTGATACACCATCCAGTTCTGTGTATTATTTGCCGTCTGTTTTAGAACGATCATTCCCGGTATTGAACCTAATGAGTGCGATATGTTTTGAACGCTACCACCATAGGTGAAAGTCACAACATCAAAGAACTTCGGCTGCTTGCGGAAGGTCCATGAGGCGTAGCTACCCGCGTTACTATTATCACCCGTATAACTACCAAGAGAATATCCAGTATTAGATACTGCAGTAATGCTTGTTGGAAAGTTTGTTTGCGCGTTTGTTAGGCTTGAGTAAATAACATTATCAATACCTCGTGCAGTATCTGCCCAAGTATGCTGCTGAGCGGCACTTCTGCTTTTCGTCCAAACCAGCCCACCCTTACCCGCCAGATCAATCCCATTGGTAATCGTCTGGGTAGAGCTGTTGCCTGTGTAGAGGTAGGTGCTGAATACGTCTTCGATATATGTTGCTTGTGTGGCATTCCCCACAGCTTCTAATAGTTTCTTAGCCAGCATAATTAAGCATACTTTCCAACGTGAGCACCATAAAGAGTGCTATT